GTATAAAATAAGTATTTACTTTATTATAAAAGTAAGTTATAATTGTAGTTAGATAAGAGATTGACCGAACGGAAACCCGTAGGCCAAGCAATTTAGATGGACAGAAACGGCGCCCCCTAAACAAAGCCGTTCCATCAATTGCTTGGCCTTTTTATTTATTCAAGGAGGAATGATTGATATGAATAAGGCGAGATTGAGGAAACTGACTGCAAGGGAAAACAGGCAAGCATCTAAAAATGCTCGACTGCCCCGTGTATCTCAGGGCCCAGTCCCAAAGAAGATCGAGTCTAAAGGCACGCCAGAAATTGTTAAATCAACTGATGGAAGCCGAAAAATGCGGAAGGCAGTTGATGCTTCCATACAAGTAGAAAATATGAATGGTACTAAGGAAAATAGTCGCATTCATAAAGGAGTTTTGAAATGAAATTTGAAGAGGTTCTCACTTTTATCGAGGAGCATAAGGAAGATCAGGAAGTGGCTGATTGGCTCAAATCTTTTTCTGTGGAAAAGCCGCTCGATGCCGCTAAGGTAATGGAATTTGTTCAGAGCGCAGAAGGAAAAGAATTGATTCAGCCAATCATTGATCAGAATATCACGAAGGCTGTAAAGACTCGGGATAAAGTACATGAGCAGATGCTTGAGTCTGAAGTTAAAAAGCGCGTGGCTTCTGAAATCCTGAAACTTAATCCTCAGGAAGAGCCTTGGCAGAAAGAGATTAGGGAACTGAAGGAAGCGAATGAGAATGAAAGGAAAGAGCGTGCTAAAGATAATCTGAAGCGTCAGATTGTAGAGGAAGCCGCTCGCCAGGGAATTGAGCCTTGGTTTATTGAAGACTTTCTTCCTGAATCTTTTGATCAGGGAAAACTTTATATTCAGAAAATTAAAGATAATATTAAAAAGGTTGAGGAAAAAAAAGTAAATGAGCTTATGGCCTCTGGATATAAGCCGGGTGCTGGTGCAGAAAAGAAAAGTGATGGAACTATGAAAGCTTCTGATTATGCAAAATTGGATCTTGAAACAAGGATAGCAATGGTAGAGTCCGGGGAGATTGCCAATGTTGTTCCGTAAAGAAATTTAAAGGAGGATACTTATGGGACTGGAGAATTTCGTACCTGAGCTTTGGAGTGATCGACTTTTTGTCGCCCTCCGTAAGACTCTGGTTTTTAACGGTCTAGTCAATAAAGATTATGAAGGGCAGATTCGCAATTATGGCGATACCGTTCATATCAATGAGATTGGGCCCGTGACGGTCAATTCTTATGCTAAGCATGGGACGTTGACTTATGAGACTTTGGATAGTGCGCAGAAAACACTTCTCATTGATCAGATAAGCTCTTTTAGCTTTAAGATTGATGATATTGATAAGGCGCAGACTAATCCGAAGCTCATGGACGGCGCGATGAATGATGCAGCTTATCGTATTGCTGATACGATTGATGCCTTCATTGCAGGGCTTTACGCGGGAGCGGGTGTTACTGGATCGGCCACCTATATAGGTTCTGCTGCTTCAAGTGTTTCCGTTTCCTCCGGTAATGTCATCGAAACCATTACTTATGCTGGTAGGTATCTTTCTGAAAAGAATGTTCCTCAGGAAAATAGGTGGTGTGCTATTCCTCCGTGGCTTCATCAGAAAATTCTTCTTGCGGAAATTGGTGGTGTTTCTGCTACTGCTGTTCCCAAGGTTTTCGATGATGGTACTCTTGTTAATGGCTTTATTGGTCAGGCGCTTGGTTTTAATCTCGTTGTCTCCAATAACGTCTCTAATAACGGCACGCAGTATCGCGTTATGTGCGGAAATAGGTCAGCTATTAGCTTCGCCGGTCAGGTGACTACGGTTGAGGCTCTGAGGCTTGAAACTACTTTCGCTGATGCGGTGCGCGGTTTGTATGTGTATGGTGCTAAGGTTGTCAATCCTGATGCGCTTTGCACTATGTATCTTGCTGAAGCCGCTGGCTAAAGAAAGGAGGTAAAATATGGCTTCTACTACGCTTTCTGTACTTACTCCCACTCTTGCCGGTGCAACGATCACTGCTAAGACTGGCGTAGCTTCGAGTGAAACCCTTACTATTCAGGCTACGACCGCTCAGAGTGCTTTGGATTTCCGCTCCCTCTTTGTTAGGGTAGCGAATACTAGCTCTACTGCTGCGGTTACTCTTAGTCTTGCTGCTGGTACTGAATATTCCGGTATTGGTGTTGGTGCAAAATCCATTTCTATTGCTACGGAAGCAACGGTGATTATCGGAGGGCAGACTTTTGAATCTGCTAGGTTCCTTAGTTCCGCAGGTACTATTGTCTTTACTCAGACTGGAGCTGGTCCTACTTCTTGGGAGGCTTTCCAGAAACCGCGCGCAAGCGAGTGATCATAGGGTTGGTGGGGATGAAATACTCCCCACCATTTATTCTTAATAATCTGGAGGAGGAATAGATGAGTGTAATTTCGGCAACTGAAGTGACTATCTATTCCAACATATCAGCCTCTGCCGTTACCATTGCAAATAGTGGTTTAATTGATATTGTTCAAGAGAGAATATCAATGATGACCAATAATTATTTTGTTACTGATCTAAGCATTCAGAATACAATGACTTTTAATGCTACTGCTAGAACAATAATAGCAGAAGATAGTTTTGATGATTATAACTTTCTTGCTGGTGATGATATCTTTATTTATAATAGCTATAGAAATGATGGGGTAAAAACAATTGCAACTGTTTCTGCTAAAACATTGACTTTAACTTCTACTTGTTCCGTAGTAGAGGAGCTTTCTGGAAGATCAATAATGATATCAATAATTAAATGGCCTACACCAGTTAAATATGCTGCGGCTCAAATGATAGCATATGATTATGATGAACGTGGAAAAAATAGTGTTGGGATTACTTCACATTCACTCGGGCCATTTAGTGAGAGTTTTGGAAACAGTGATTCGGAATTCTTTGGCTACCCTAAAAAGATAACCGATGCACTTATTCCTTATAGAATGTTGAGGGCTATGTAATGCTTAGGGATATGCTTCAAATAACCACGGCAACGGTGGATAGAGAAATTTTCATTGGAAATGGAATGGGAGGGGGAACAATATCCACCACTACCACTTCTATTTCAAGGTGTGCTATTTGGGATAATAGCTTTATGAAATCTTATATGTCAGATAAATTTGTAGCAAAAGGAAGCCATACTTTTGTGTGTGAGCCTTCTACATATACTTTCAATATAAATGATAAAAGAATTACTTATAATGGAAATGTATATCAGATAAAAGGAATGCCCGATGATGTTTGCTTTAAAGGGGAAGTATTAGTGCTTCCGATAGAGAGGACAGTATGATTAAAATGACTTCCTCTTTAACATGGAATAGGGATGTATTACTTCTTAGAGCTAAAAAAGCAATGATTGGAAGTGTAGAGGAATTGGCATTGACTGTGGAAGCAAATGCTAAATTACTTTGCGCAGTTGATAAAGGAATTGCTAGGGCCTCTATTCATTATGTTATGAAAGATCACAATGGACCTAATGCGGGAGCTAAAAATACACCTATTATAAAACCGCCTATGGAAGATAATGTGGCTTTAGTTGGAACGGTGATTGAGTATGGTCCTGATATTGAATGGGGAACTGGCCCCCATATTATACGGGCTAAAAATGCTAAAGTACTTACAGATGGAAAATCTTTTTTTGGGAAAGAAGTAAATCATCCTGGAACTACGGCTCAACCTTTTATGCGACCATCTATTGATTTTGTAAAAGGAAAATCATTAACTATTATTCAAAAAAACGGAAAGTATTATTTTAAGGAGTATCTAAAGTGACATCGCAACAGTGCATAGGCTATTCCTTAAATCAAACCTCTGCTATTACTGCGATTACAAGCACTAGGATATTCCATGGTAATAGAGTCGAAGGAACAGTATACCCTTCTATCAATTATTTTAGCATTGGGAATAGTTTTAAGAATGGTTTAAATTCAGAAGTTTATTCTATAAATTGTAGAGCAGAAAATATTGATACTTCAAAGGCATTAGGGAAATTAGTAGTAAAATTATTTTGTGGAAATACATTTGATGGAACATATGGATTAATGAATTCATTTAATATTCTGGAGGCCACATTAAATGCACCAGTAAGAACATTGGCTGAACCAGGCGATTCAGTATTTAATACGCCTGTAGATATAAGAATTGTCTACGTTAGTACAGAAGAAACTTAAAGGAGGAGAAAATGCCTTATTATCAGAACACAGCTGCCGATACCACAAAACTTATTATCGGTAACTGTAAAATTGAAACCAGCGCAACTGCTGGGGGCACTTATGTAAACTTAGGGCATGGCATTGTCTCTGGGTTCAAACATAATGTGGAAGTATACACCGTTCAGAGTGGAAATGGCCCTGATCCTATCGAGGGTATTTCTAAAGAAACGGCAACGATTGATTTCCAGATGATTGAATATGATGCGTCGGTGCTTTCCGCTATTCAGTGCGGAATCATAAGTGCTGATACTTCTACCAGTTCAACTCAGACTGTAATCAATGGTGGTGGAAATTCTACTATTACCCCGCGCGCGTTTAAAATTACAAATACCCGTATGATTGGTGGAGTTACTAAGCAGACGGTATTGGTTGTTTATAAAGCCAATATGGTTACCGGCCTTGAGATTCAGTTTAAATCTGATAATGATGCCGATCCTGTTGGTGTTATTCCGGGGCAGATTATGGCGGAGCTTGACACTTCCCTTTCTGCTGGTAGTCAGCTCTTTAAAATCACGAGGGATTTAACCACAGCATGAGTAACATAACTGATGAAGTCATTGATCTGGATGTTCTCAGACCTAGTAGACGGACAATTAAACTCAGTGGTAAAAGCATTGATGTTTCATTTATTCCTTGTGGGATAAACTTTGAAATCGATGCTTTGATGAAAGAGCTTTCAAAAATTGATCCAGTAAAGGCTGTTGAATCAGATACAGATGAATGTAAACAGGCGTTTAATCTTGGAATAAAAATCTGTTCTACGTTCTGTTCACATTCATATCCAGAAATGACTTCTGAATGGTTTTATGAGCACACTTCATCTGGTCAGATTTTGGTTTTTGTTAATGCAGTGAAGCAGGCATTAGTTCAGGCTTATAAGGGAATTGGAGAACATTCAAAAAACGGGGAAGCGGCTCAGGTGATGGAAGAGTAGACCTGGGCCGCTTATTCGTTGCAATGGCTTTAATGTATCCTTGGGCTACAAAAGAATACTTGCTTTGGAATATGACATTTGGTCAAATTGTTCTTTATCATAATTTAGGGGTGGAAATGAATAATCCTAAACCTGATGAGCCTAATGGCCCTACGCTAGAAGGTAAATCAGCGGAGGAAATAAAGGCCATCCGTGACCAATTAAGGCAGCAGTATGGAGAAATCGAATGAGTGAAGAAGCTGGACTAGGAACATTAGTTGCTAAAATAGTCGGTGACACTTCCTCATTCGATGCCGCCATGGCTCATTCCAAGCAGACGATGATTGCTGTCGAACGTTCAGTAATGGATCTCGCTTCTACTTTTAAGCAACTCGATGGTGAAGCTGCTGTATGGGGAAGATCCACAGAAATAATTAGTCAAAAACAAGCCGCATTAAAGCAACAGATAAGTAATTTAATTGCTCAGGGAATTGATCCACTCGATAGATCAATAGAAGAACTACAAAAAAAATATTATGAACTTGGAAATGAAGCTATTGCACTAGAAGCTAAACAAAAATCATTGGGACAAAAGTTCACTGAATTTGGGCAAACAGCCGGTAAGGTTGGTCTTGGTCTTACCGCCGCTGTTACCGTTCCCGTTACTTTAATGGCTAAAGCATTTGTAAAATCCTCTGGTGATATGCAAATGTATATGGCTTCATTTGAAACGATGCTTGGTAGTGCAGAAAAGGCTAAAAAACTAATGGAGGAAATGCAGAAGTTTGCTGCTGCTACTCCATTTGAATTTGGGCAATTAGCTAACGCCTCAAAAATGCTTTTGCAATTTGGTGTAACTGGGGAACAGGTTATGCCAATGCTTCAAACATTAGGTGATATTGCTCAAGGTGATTCTAATAAATTAAATTCTCTTGCTCTTGCTTTTGGCCAAATGTCTTCTACTGGTAGATTGATGGGACAAGATTTACTCCAAATGATAAACGCTGGATTTAACCCATTAAAAGAAATTTCAGAATCTACTGGTGAATCAATGGCTAATTTAAAAAAGAAAATGGAAAAAGGGCAAATAACAACCGATATGGTGACTGCTTCTTTTAAACGCGCGACTTCAGCCGGTGGGCAATTCTTTGGTGGAATGGAAAAAGCATCTAAAACTCTTCCCGGTGTTCTATCAACATTAAATGATGATTTTCTTACTATGGGGCGATCTTTAGTTGAAGATTTAATGCCTGCTATAATGGGAATAGTAAAAGGATTTAGTAATTTCTTTAAATGGGTAACTGATCTTGATCCCCCAACTAAAAAATTAGTTGTAACTGTTGCTGGAATTGGAGCGGCTATAGGGCCTATCCTTCTTGGTGTAAGCGCGTTAATTCCCTTATTTACTAGTATGTCGGCCGCAGGAATGGCGGCATTTGCCCCTATAGCTCTTGTTGTAGGTTCCTTAGCTGCATTAGGATTAGCTATTTATGGGGTATCAAAAATAGCATATGAAAATAGTGTTGAAGGTTTTTCTAATAGACTAGATAAGATGGGTAAAAAAGCTATTGAAGCTTCTAAAAAACTTGAAGAAATAAAAAAATCTACCAATGATATAATTGGGCCTATTACTGAAATGAATAAAGGAAATACTTTAACTCAGGAACAGGTAAATAAGTTAATTCTTTTATACCCTAATTTAGTCGGGCAGATAAACGCGGAAAAAACATCTATAGAGGATGTCACTGAAAAGATAAAAGAGCAACAGAAAATAGAAGCTGAAGGAGCACTTAAAAAATTAAGGGCCTCTTATTTAAAAGTACGTGGAATAAACGCGGAAATGGCTGGTGAAATAGCATTAAAGAAATTAGAAGTTGAAAATGCAAAAACAAAATATGGTCCCTCTGATCCTAGAACTAAAGATGCTATTGGTGATCTAGCTTTTTTAACAAAGGTATTAACTTCTAATAATCAAAAAATAGATTTAGCATTTTCGGCTTATTCAGAAGCGGCCCAAGGATTTGGTTATTCTATTGATAGTGTAACAGGAAATTTAATTACTTTAAATATAACTACAGATAAAACAGTAAAAAAAGAGGGAGAAGTTACAAAAGCAATTGAAAAGACAACTGAACAACTCGAAAAAGAAGCTAAGATACGCGATGATTTTTCAGAAAACTTTTTAACTGATATGGGAAGAAAAATAAAGGCTGTTGAAGAGGAAAGAGATGCTGCTATACAAGCGGGGTTTGATAAAGTAAAAGCCGAGGATTGGGCTTCCGCCGAGATTGCTAGGATAAGAGAAGAATCAACTAAAGAAGTCGAAGAAAAATTAGTTGCTGAATTTAATATTCAAAAGGAATTTTCAAATAAAAAATTAAAGGCAATAGATAAAGAATTAGCTGAAAAGATAAAATCAATAGATGAAGAGGCTAAGAAATACAAAGAAGCAAAAGTTGAAGAAGTAGAAGTTGATAAATGGGCTGAAAGTGAAAAAGAAAAAGCGAAAGAAGAAGCTGATAAAAAAAAGAAGGCTGCTACAATATCATCTGTTCAATCTTATACCGATATAGCTATGGGGGCTATAGATAGTTTAATTTCCTCTATGAATGGCTCATTCGAAGATACTATAGCGGATTTTACTAGATCTATTTTAGATTCTGCTACTCAAATATTAGCAATGACCGGAAATTCCGTTGCTATGGTGGTTTCTATTTGTACGGCTGTTGTATCAGGAATTATAGGTATAATAGATACTATAGGAACTAATACAAAGAATCAATTAAAAGCATATGAGGAAGCTTTTAATAATGTAAATAAAAGAATAGCTGAATTACATATGCAGATGATAGAAGATGAACTTGATGCAAGATTAAGTGCTATTGACGCTGAAGAAAAAGCCGCATTAGAGGCCGCTGGATTTAGAACACAAAGCGCTTCTGATCAATTAAGAGATCAACTTGCGAAAGAAACCGATTGGGAAAAAGCAGCGGAGCTATCAAAGGAATTACAAAAACAAGAAATACTCGATAAATTTCAAGCTGATAGAGATGCTTCTGAAAAGAAAGCTGCGGACGATAAGAAAAAATATGCTTATGATTATGCAGTATATGAGCAAAAACTTACTTTAGCTCAAATAGAACAGGAACGTGCTAAAGCTATAGCCGATCTTGGTTGGTTTAATAAAGGTAAGAAAAAAGAAGTAAATGCTCTTTATGATGAATTAGTTGGAATAGTAAAATCAATGCCCCTTCCTGCTTTAGCTAGTGGTGGTATAGTAATGCCCACGAGCGGGGGAACACCTATTATCGCGGGAGAAGGTGGGGAGCCTGAAATAATTTCTCCTCTTTCTAAATTAGATCAAGTGCTTGCTCGATATAATACTTCAAATGTAAATGCAGGAAATGAAATGATTCATCTTCAAGTCAATATGGATTCTAAACCTTTCCTTGATCAAATTTTCCCCGCGTCTAAAACAAAGCGTATCCTAATTGATGCTAGGGCGGTGGTTTAAATGAGAATAGCATATACCAATTTAATTGATTCTTTAGATACTAGTTCTTGTACGGCTTTAACTACATTAACCGGATTCCCTATAACTAATGTACAAGATGAAAGACTTACAAGAAAATGGAAAAGTAGTACAGCGACTATTCAAACAGCCACTTTTCATTTGGCTTCTACCTCTACAGTAAACACAGTTGCTATAATAGGGCATAATATAACATCTACTTGTACAGTAAATATAAGTGCGAATGCTTCTGACTCTTGGGGAAGCCCTTCTTTTACTACAGCACTTACTTTTATTGATACTGATTTAATGCTACTTAAATTTATAACCGATCAAACATATGAATATTGGCAATTTAGTTTTAGTGGGCAAGCAAGTTTGGAAATAGGAAGATTATGGCTTAGTTCCTATTCTACTATTGACCCTTCTAGTAATATTGATTTCTCAGTAAAAGTAAAAAGAAGCGATGTGGTTAATTTTGGAAGAAATAGACAAAAATTTGCTTCCCCTGGAGTTTCATGGAGACAATTTACTTTGTCCTTTCCACCTGTATCTCATAGTGCGGTATCAGTTATTAAAAATATTTATGATACGGTTGGAAATTATTCAGCTATTATTTTCTGTAATTTTGATACATCGAGAACATATGAATTGGTTGATCCTTGCTATTGTATTATAAATGATGAAATGGATTTCGGCCATTCAAGAAGTATGAAATTTTCTTATAATCTTACACTGGAGGAAATCCTGTGACATTTGAAGAAGGAATTGAAAATAGTATAAATGATTTAAAAGTATTAGTTGAAATTGATACTGATACTGATACTCATAGATATTCATTTGATGATATAACGGTAGTTGGATCAACCACTTCAATAATAAATACGACAGAAACAGTAATAACTTCAATTACAAATGTATTTTATCCTGCTGCTGAAGTAAATCAGTGGCGATCGGTTTGTTGGGCATCAGCATTAGGTTCTTTTTTTGCCGTTGCGAATAGTGGCACTAATCGTGTAATGACTTCTCCTACAGGAAGTACATGGGCCATAATTACTACAGCCTCAGCATGGACTTGTTATTCAATATGTTGGTCTCCTGAGTTAAATTTATTATGTGCAGTAAGTAATAATGCTTTTTCTCAAAATTATGCATACACTTCTCCGACAGGAACAGTATGGACAGCTTATGCAATAGCGACATGTTCAAATCCTTTTTATGATGTGTGTTGGTCCCCCACCCTTTCTGAATTTTGTGCGGTAGCTGTAAATGCTGGATCAGGTACTTTTCAAGACATAGTTACTTCTCCTACAGGAAGTACATGGACAACTTATAGATCATCTTCAACTTCTGGGTATAATAGTATTTGTTGGTCACCATCCCTTTCAAAATTTTGTGCTGTATACAATAATACTGTAGCTACCTCCCCTACAGGAAGTACATGGACAATGTATTCCGTAGCGGAAGCAAATCAGTGGCAAAGTGTTTGCTGGTCATCTACTTTATCTAAATTTTGTGCTGTGGCAAATAACGGGACTAATCGTGTAATGACTTCTCCTACAGGAAGTACATGGACGGCATATGCTGCATCAGAGAATCAGACTTGGGTATCAGTTACATATTCTGAAAATAAATCAAATGGGTTTGTGGCTGTAGCTTCTACAGGAACTACTAGAACAATAATGTACTCTACAACTGGAAGTGTATGGACAACTATTATTGCTACAGAATCAGGTGATATTTTTTCTTATCCAAGATCAATTTGTGATTCTCCTTATGGAATAGTAGGTATTTGTACTAGTGGAACTAGTAGAACGGTCACTATAAATTTGCCCTATGAAACTAATATTTCAGTTACTACTACAATATCAACGATAACAAATTATGATTATGAAGGAAGAATAAAATCAATTCCTAATATTACAAAAAAACGCGCTACGCAATATGTAGGATTACTTGCTTATTATGGAGGTGGAATAACTCTTGAAAATACTGATGGGGAATTAGATACGGTTTTTATGGATGAATTAGCTTTTGGAAATGATGCAAGATTAAAAATTGGGTTTGATTGGATGCAATTAGAAGATTATAAACAAATTTATACTGGTGTTACAAAAAGTATAATTGTGAATGAAACCGAATGCCAATTAAGTATTGCAGATAAAAATGAAATGCTTACTAAAAGATTAACCGGAACATATACGGGGCGCACGGATGGTTTAAGTAAAATTGAAGAGGTTATGTTAGGTGAATATGCAATACCTTATGATAGTGAACATTACGATATTTCAACTTGGACGGCAATAAAATCAAATGCTAATGATGTATATGTGCCAACAGTAGGAAGCACGGATACTGGAAATGTGGCTGATCTAATACAGAAAACAAGTGCGGCTAATTTTGGATCAATGTTTTTTGATAGTGAAGGAAAAATAACCTTTAGAGTATTAGATATAAGTGGATCGGCAACATCTACTATTTATGACGATGATATAATGGGTAATATAAGCATTAATTATGATTTAACTGAAATATATTCTAGTGCTGCAATAGTAGGGTATGATTCAGGAACGACCTTAAAAACATATAGATGCTTAGATTATGAAGCAAGCACGTATACTTCTTATAAAATAAAAGCAGAGACAGGCGTTTTAAGTAATTTATGGGCGGGGGATCCATCACTTAGCCTTAATAGAGTTATATATAATGTTGGTAGAAGTATATTTGTGTCAACTAAACATACTACTTCTAATAGTATTTTATATACACCTACGGGAAGAAATTGGAAAAATTTTGATACTGGTTCTTCATGGTTAAATGATTGCTGTAATGGATATAATAATGATATTGTATTTACAGATGGATATAATGCTGTAATGTTATCTACTAGTAGTAATATTCTTACTTATATGGATTTAAACACAGATAATTGCAATAATAACCCCAAAATTGGGTTTGGACTTAGAGAAGGACAAGATTATGAATATGTGGTTATTGCTACTGGGGCGTATTTATCCTATTCACATATGAATGTAGGGTTAGGTCAATCGACATTTTCTGCTTTTACTGAAGTATTTTATAGTCCGGTTATGCAAAATGGTATAAATGATATTTGTTTTGTTGGTGGGAATATTCAAAAGTTTTTGGCTTGTGGAAATTATGGAGGAATGGGGAACACAGTATATGGATTTAGTACTACTTGGACTATAACAAATACTTTAACTAATC